CTTTGCCAGAAACCAATAATCTCTACTCCATTTGGATGAAATGGAATCTCATGGTAGTTGAATTCCTTCCCAGCCCATTCATCCTGAAACTCTTTGTAAGGCTTATAATATTGATCACATACAGGAAGATTTGGTAAGTATTTATCTATCTGGTTAATCTTGAATGATCTATCTTTATATCCTTTTTGTATTCCCCAACCTACGTTATGTTTCTTAGCGTAACCGATACAGGCCGCTATTTGAAATAGATTATTGCCTAATCTGCCAATGAAACGGGGTTTAATTAGTGGCCTCAAAGATTTATAACGTTTAGTTTTTTATCATTTATCCAAATAGAAAACAACCTCTCAAGTATAAAAGGCGCCAACGGCCAGTCATTCCTTCCGGTTAGTTCGGTGTACGCTTGTGCCTCTTCTCTGCTCTTTCTTCTAGCGTATCCAGCGTCCACAAAATAACCATCACGGGACTTAATATAATCAAGACAAGGGAGTAAGCAATCCAAAACATAAGCCTGATAAATTTCTCTACGAGCCACAAAATGATTCTCATAAATAGCATGGTTTAGTTTTACAGGTATTTTAATAAAGGAACGTAGGTCGTTAATCGCATCAGTCCACGCCTTGCCATGCCAGTGAGCAGCCATGCCCAAAGCATCATGCGTAGGACTACGTGGGGTAAGTATCGCAACATCGAAATCACTATTTAAAATCTTTTCTTTTGTCAGTGTCTTGTCCTGAAGACGGAACATATCGCCCCTTTTTTTCTTTAGCCTCCATGAACATACGGAAACATAATCAGCGCTACACTTCGGAACAAGATCTGCAATGACTGAGTTTTCAAAGTACGGAGTAAGAACCGAATTAAAATAAGGAGTCGCGAAATCGTAAAGCTCTTTTTTGTGGTCATCTTTGAAATAAATCTGAATAAAGTCTAACGATTCAGCCATTTAATGTAGTATCCAAAGTATTTTTTTCTTTTGAAAATCCTATCTGAAAACATCGCTGTATTATAAAAAACTATTCCGTAACCAAAAAAAGTGAACCATAAGTTACTGCCTTTACACCATTGGAACTTAAACGCTTTGCCTAAGTTAATGTAATAGATATTTTGACCGCAAATTATTTGTTTAGCCATTCTTTAACCTTTGAAAAACATACCCCACAATTGGGTTTTAATTTACTTCCTGAAGCCTCGTTGTACATCCTGAAAGCTTCCTGCCATAGAAACTGATCACCCTTAAAACGGTTGATTAATCCGGCCTGAATTAATCTGTTTTTAATTTCTCCTTTGTCTAAATTCTTACTCATAAAAAAAGCGAAGGTTTGGCCCGTTGTTGCCGCCCCCTCGCTCTTTTCTTACCCTAAACTTTTATGACAAACTCTGTGAACGATTACAACGGTGTTACAAAGTTAAAAAGTTATTTTACATTTCAAAACTCTCGATATAATCTAACGTCTGCTGGTATGTAGCCAACGCAAACCGCAATGGTTTCGTTAACTCCTGGCCACTCAACGTGATCGTATCGGATGTATCTGAGTCTCCAGTTTGACCTGAACTTTGAACATCACTCTCCGCACTCAAACCATTACCAGCCCCATAAATGAAAAATTTCTGGTTGTTATCTTGTGCGATTATAATGATGTCATTACCCAAAGCCAACTGTTGGAGACTCAAATCGTCTGCCGTTGAAGTTGACAATAGTTTGGCTGTGAAAGTATGCTTATAGCTTTTATTTCCACCTGCCGCTACGACTAATTCAGATCCCGCAGTATGCGAAAACTTATTACCGTCAAAGCGTACCAAACCACCGTATGAACCAAAATCAAGGCTGCTAATGTCCGCTGTCTGTGTTAAACTGATCTGCGTATCAAGCTGGCTTTTGTAAGTTACCCAAAAGGTAAGATCCATTCCACCAACCCTGAGCAAATCAGCACAGGTATTCGAAATTCCATTTTCTACATTACAAGCCATAGTCTTTCAGTTTAGTAAGCGATAGTTTGAAGGTCGCAATGCAGGTAGTTATACCCGAACTTCATATTGCCTTCGAAATAATACTTACGATCTTTTCTTTCAAACCATCCCTCAATCTTGTTAAGGTCTGCGCTGTTCTCAACTCCTAAGATGTGGTTCTGCTTAGTAGTGTAAAGTACCAAGTGCTTAGAAGTAGCGGCCAGAGGGTTAGTGCTGTCATCCAGCAAAGTATCCCAGTATCTGATTGGCATAACTTCAATTCCTTTGAAAGTCAAAGAGTTAAGTCCTTTTTGCTGGTTAGCAAAAGCGGCCTCAGTTACTGCGCCTGTTCCAACATAAGAGTTGTAAAGGTTATCATAGATCGAACCGGTTACATAGAATTTCTTCTGTGAGTTAGGAACTTGCTTTAACAGGTTGTTAGACTGAATGTGTACAGCCTCAAGTGTAGCCAAAGCCTCACCTGCGGCAAGGTCAGCCGTTCCCAAAGAAGTACCTGAAGCACGTCTAACGCAATAGTTAGAAGCGCCTGCGGTGTCAATCAAACGAGTCCACAAACCGTCAATAGTATTCCAGTCTGCCGAGCTTGAAGCCTGATCACCAAAAGATACACGTCTGAAAATGTCGCGTCTTACAGCGTCCTCAATCAACTGAGTGATAATAGAAGCTACCGGAGTGCCGGATGGATCGAACTGCTGAACGCCATTCTTAAGCCACTCTTGTGCAAGGAAGTTATAAGATTCTGCCAACTGATTGGTAAAATCATCCTTACACCACTCAAGGCCGATCTCAAACTCTTCAGTCTGAACGGTTGCGTTAGTAATGTCCTGAGTTCCTGAGAACACGCGGGTACAGCCGGTGTAAGGTTTCAGAATCTTAGAAAGTTGAGTAAGCAAGTTGTATTGCTTCTTAAATTTGATGCCCTGATCAATAGTGAAAATATCACTCAGTGCAGGGGTATCCTCTGTGGGTTTAAAACTTACCTCTGTGGAAAGGATGCCAGGATAAGTATAGTTAAAATTGGTTTCTAATGCTGATGCCATTGTTAGTTACGTTTAATGTTTTTAATCCAGTTCAATCCGCCTATTTCGAAAATCTCATCACGCATTGCAGCGTCATTATCTTCACCCAGTGCGTTGGGTTCTTTCTTAAATACAGCGGCTGCTTTTGGTGCGCTGTCATCACCTACCGTCTTTTTGCGTAGGGCTTCGAATTCAGTTTTGATAGTTCCCAAAGCGGTAGCCGCCTGAGTAGCTTTCTTTTCTGATTCTTCCGCGCTTGCTTTAATCGTTGCGAGTTCTGCCTGTAGTGCCTGAATCATTTTCTGATCTTCGGTAGGCATAGGCTCTGCGGGTGCTGCGGGTCTTACTTCTATAATCATTCCGGTTTCGTCAACCACGATTACAGAACCGTCCTGCATTGGATACTCCCCTGCTGGTAGTGCTGCGGCCTTAACAGGAGCCGTAGGGGCTGCCGGTGCGGCTGGAGCAGGAACTTCGGCTGCGGGTACTTCTGCGGCTGGCATAATGTTAGCTACAACCGCCTCCATTTTTGCTTTGAATTCTTCAAAGGCTTTTACTATTCCGTTATTTTCCATTGTTTTTGTTTTACCTATTGCGACCGCTCTCAGGGGGTCTATTACCCTGTCGACAAAGCCAAACTGTTTAGCCTGAAATGCATTAAGAACTGTTTCTTTACGCATCATTTCCTTTACCTGATCGATTGTTAACGGAGTCACGGTTTTATCCTTTGCATAAGATTTCTGGTTTTTAGTCCAGTATGCATAGGCCATGTCGTTCTCGATATTCCTGAGTTCACTGGCGCCATTTTCCATGTCATCAGCCGTGCCTTGTATGCCTGCTGAAGGGAAGTGTATCATGTACACTGATGGGTTGTAAATCTCTATATCGTCACCGGCCAAAGAAAGGAAGGTAGCCATTGATTGAGCTTCACCTTCGATTTTTGATTTGATTCTTTTCCCGCTTAGTTTTAGAATATGGTATGCGTTATATCCGGCATACACATTACCTCCAGGGGATTGGATGTGTAATGTTACTTCGTCTGAATCCTTGTTTAATGGCTTTTGTAGGCTTGCATTAACTTCTTTGTGGAAGTTATCGCCCATTTCATCGTAAACATAAATCCCGCCTGTTTCCATTCGCCTCTATTCCTATGCGAAAGTAAAGAGGTTTTTTAGGCTACCCTAAAAAAGTAAACAGGCCGTTTACTACTTTTTGGAAAGTATTTTTATAACTCCCTGCTTAGTGAGGCTGAATTTAATTGCAATCTGCTGAAGGGTTAGGCCGCTTTCCCGCGCTTTGAATATCTCATAGTTTCGGTAAACCTGAGCGCATGGCCTTGATGTATTTCGTATAACGTATTCTTCCAGACTTTTATAGATCATACTGTTATTAGTGATTCTTTAAACTGAATACGAGTGTTTAACTCGGTAGCCTCTTTCCATGAAGCATATATTATAGGCTGACGGTCTAACGTTGATCTGAAAGCCATCGCTGCGTTAATAGGGCCAGTTACTGATTGAGTCTCGAGAACTCCACCTCCGGCCATCTTTGCCAAGTTCCCGTTTACCACAGTCTTACCACGTCCGCTAATTGGCTCAACAGTAACACGCTCAACGCCTCCGGGATTGTCACCTACCAGTAACATAGTCGGGCCTTTGGTCATGAACCTACCGCCTCCGGCTGCTTTGCTTACTTCACCGAATGATTGAACGGCCTGAGCCAATACAGTGGCTATACTTAGCGCTGCTGACACTGTGTTTATTCCTACGAATGGCTGACCGAAAGTTAAAGGAGTGGCTGCAATAGCTTTTGCATTAGCTATTCCGGTATTAGATACAATCTGTGAAATAGCGGTAGCCCTTTCAAGTGCAATACCGGCCAAAGCTAAATCTTTATTCTTTCCAGCAAGTAGTGAAATAGTGGTAGCCAATTGCCCGAATGTTGCAATTGTTGCTTCGTTTGCTGCACGTTTACGTTCTTCATTAGCTACATAATTAGCGGTAAACGCTGATTGCTTTTCGTTTGCTTTGTTGACCGCATTGATAGCTGCGTTCTCATCTAACTTACCCTTAACTTTGGGAAGTGTTACATCTATCTCTTTCTGAGATGATTCATTTAAACGATCTGTAACGGTTACCAAATCTTTCTTAAGCCTTAACTCTTCCGATAAGATTGCATTTTGTTGTTTCTGTAAGTTTTTAACGCCTGTTAAAAGTTCAGTTTTCTTACCTTCTGAATCTTCCCTAATGTCGGAAATTTCAAACTCAACGGCTTTAATCTCCTTTTGTAATTGTAAATTATTAACATCATTAGCTAATAATATTTTTAACTGTGTTAGCTTTTCCTTTTGTTGATTTACTAAAACATCTTCCCGAACCTTAATAAAGTTTAAAGCTAATTCAGCGGCCTTCTTTCTTTCTGCAAAACTCCTTGTATCATCGTCCCTGATTCTTCTAAGCTTCTCCGCTTCTCCGAGTGCATTCTTTGCAACTTTTTTAGCGTTTAATTCTTGTAATTCTAATTCTTTTAATGTTTGGTTTGCAGATGCAACAAAACTCCCTCTTATCGCACTATTTAATCCGAAAACAGTTCTATTAAATTGAAATGCTAAATTCGATAAAAACCCACCTCCCTTACCATCAGCTCCTAATAATTGAGCTAAATCATTACTTATAGTTCTGAATGAGGTACTAAGTTGATCTTGTGCGCTTTCTAAATCCCTTGCACCGGCTGCACTTGAAAGATATAAACCAGCCAAAGCACTAACAGCCCCCGCTGCGGCTGTTGCAGGATTAATGAAAGATGATAACTTGCCAGTTAGATCACCAACAGAAGCACCGCCTACGTTTACATTGGCCGCAAATTCTTTAAACTGTTCGTTCTGCTTGCCTACGTTTTTACCGATCTGCTCATTAGCTTTAATCAGTTTATCAAACTGCGTTACTACCCCTGCGGTAGACTTTTGGAGTGTGTTATAAGTATTGGTTTGCTTCTTTAGGATTCCTTCAAGGCGTACGGATTCAGAGGCGTATTCGTCAATATCAACATTGCCATCTTTATAGGCTTTGTTTAATTCCTGTTGCTCTTTCTTAAGCCCTATAATAGACTTCTTTGTCTTTTCAAGTTCGCTTATCGCATCCCCTTGTTCGACCTGAAAGTCAAGTATTATCGTATCTTTTTCAATTGCCATATCACACCGTTAGTAAATCAACCCGCACCAATGTCTTACCGTCTTTATAGTTCTGAATACTGTCAACGAAAAAGTATCCTTGAAAATCTTTGTTCTTTATATAGACAAATTTATCAAAATTATAGTTATCAAACACGCTCTCAGGAAGTAACATTACCGCCTCGGTAGTTGGGCCTTCAATCATTCTCTTTATAGGCTGCAAGTATCTTTCCTCTAATGGTATGTCGTTTTCCGTTCCCGCTGGATTGCCGTCCGGTCTTGTAAAGTTTTTAATATGGCTGTACGATAGGCCAAGATTATATCTATTCAAATCAGAATAACCTCCAGTGTATTTATGGAAATAGGCATAGGTGGCGTTCGTAACGTTTCCAAAAGTGTAAACATTAAAGTTTGCATTAGCGGTAAAATCCGAAACCGGAAAGTTAGGAATAGCAACCAAAACCCTCGATCCTTTATTAACCTTAGTTATCTTCTGAATGTACAAAGTACCGCTCGTACTGGCCACAAAGTCAGATGTACTTCCTAAAGTTGTAGCCGTGATTGAATCAATGTTATGATAACCATAGTTAGCGCCAACTCCGTCATCAACACGAATAATGCAAGTAGCGTTTATAGCCGGTTCAATTCCAACATCTACCGAGGCGCAGTTAAACGTAGCCTTACCTCCTACGTTAGAAACTGAGGTAAATTCAATATATCCATCATCCTCTAATTTATAGAACTCAACGAAAGGCGTATCCCAAGATAATGGGGTAACGTTAGTTCCTGCAAACTGAAAAGATGGAATGAATGGAGATGTATAAACGTCTTGACTTGATCCATCTACTTTATCGCTTGTTAGGTTAGCTTCACCGAATGGTATCTGTTCGGATTGAGACGATCCATTAAACTCATTATACGCATTTACATAGTCATCTTCAGGACTATTTACTCTAATCCAGTTGTTTTGATATTGGTCGTATCTGATTGTATAGCCTTTAAAATAAGCGCTCCAATCTTCCGCGTCCTCTTTTCTAAACTTGTCAATTACGTTTAGAGAAAGTGTTTGGCTGTATTCATCGAACACAGGAACGCAACCAAACGAAACACAAAGCCACTTTATTACTTCGATGGCTTTAATATCAGGAACTATGTTCTGAATATAGATATTAACGTTTTCAGCAAATCCACTTCCATCTAATTGACTATCAACTCTGAATGTACTTATCTGGCCTTGATCGTTGAATAAGTCCGGCCCTTCAGGCGTGATAATCAAAGCCTTGTAAAGTGGATCGTCTAATAAAGTTCCATCAATCCTGATCTCTGCAAGTTTAGCCAATTCGATAACCAACGTATTCATGTAAAGGCATGGCGTATTATTAACAGGGTTGTACAGGTCAATAGATGAATATGAACTATCTACCAACCTTTCGTTAAAAGAATACTTGTCGAACTTATACCCTTTGTACATTAGATCAATAGCTGGGAAAACTATGCCTGATGTATTTGACTTAGTAGCATCGTTCCAATAGTAAGTCCATCTAACCATTAATGAATCGTTCCTTATATCCTTGCATGAGAATTCAAATAACCTGAACCAGTTTGCATTACCTGAGATAAAGTAAAGTCCTAATTCTTTTCCGTTGTCCGATTCGATTACAAGGTTACCCCTCATTATAACATTGCCATCCTTAACGCAGTTGAATTTATTAACAGAGAACACAGGGCCGCCTACTTGGTTTAATCCGTAGTATCCTAAAGATTTTCTATTCTGTGAGGTGTTAGGAACTGTGAAACTTACTGACACATCGCCTTTAATCTTGAAGTTTTTAAACGATGCTACCTGTTTGGTTATTAAAATATCATCCCCTGAGTAAATTTCTGCCCCGCTATCGTTAATAAAACTGGTCATGCTATCTTTTCAACTACTAAAGTAAACCCCGCAAGGCACGTTGTTACTGCTGTGGTCTCGCTTCTAAATCTTAACTGTGCTGTTCCTGCGTTAGCCCCTGTTACTAATAATCCTAAAACCGTAACAGGATACCCACCCGTTGCCGGCATACCAGAACTAACACCTACTGAAGCGTCATCAGCAATCGAATGCCCTCCGCTTAATGTTCCTGCGCTTGCTAACTGATGAAAGAATTGAACGTCTATTGCTGTTACGGCACTTGAAAGATCAAATTGAAACCCGCATCCTGTTGTAGCTGCGGTTGGTTGAACCCTACCCATAGCCCAAATTCTGTACTTTGAATTAGCGATATAAGAAAATACAAGACCTGTAAGCGTAACGGGTGTAACGTTCGCCCCTGTTGCCTGATTGCTTGCAAGTGTTCCAACAAAGTGAAATCCTACTCCAGCGTGTGAGTGTCCTAATGGTGAGTAAAGTAAATCGTGATTGTGATTACTTGCCGCATAGTCGTGTGTATGGCTTGAAGGTGATTTACTTGCAAGATCATCCACTAAACCAGTTATATCAGATTGCAGATGGGTGTGCGGACCTCCGCTTGCCATTCCTCCAACTGGTACTCCTTTAACCTTATAACTCATAACGATTGACTGGGTATATCATCCGTGTAAGTAATCGTAAACTGTATTCCGTAAAGCTTATCAGTTTCAGAGTAAACTATAAAGCTTGATTGATCTACCTTAACCGTCCTACGATCTGTTTTGCTTGTCATAATCTGTACTAAAGGACTTGTTTTGATATACTTAATCGCCTGAGCCTGACTAAGTGTAAGGTTCTGAGAACGGACTAAAATAGTATCTTTAGAAGTCCTGCTAATGTCGAAGCTAACTGTATCAGCAAACTCCCCGAATGATTTAGGCCAATCGGTAATGATGTTCTTTTCGCTTTCCTGAACGTCTAAAATATCTACCCCGTATTCTTTTTCAGCAGTGAACTTCCAATAGTCATGACCTCCTAATGGGTTCTTCCATGTAAGATATAAGTCTTGATTAGAGCAATCGGAATTTACTCCGATTGTTTTAGTTTCGCTTAGTGCTATGTAAGCTGCTACAAAATCGTCTAAGGTAATTGTGGATGAAACTAAGTCACCCACTGAAGTAACCTGACATAGTATATTTATCTGAACAACGTTTTTTGTAGGTGTTGTAAACGCTTGATTAGTTGCTGATGTAGTTCCTGCCGTTGATCTAGTTGCGGCTAATATAATCGTGGTAGTGCCATCATCATGTATATAGGTTATGGTAGCATTAGAGTTCCCACCAACAGCCAAAGTAAGATCATAGTCATAAGTACCTGTTACTGCCTGACCTGCTGGCAAATACCAGTTTATTGTTTGGCTTGCGTTATTAGAACCTGCTGATGGTTGTGTCACTGTTGCCGTTACAGGAAATGACCCTGTATTATTTGCAACCAAAGAAACGTCTACCCTATCCTCTGTTAGTTCCTGACTTATATGCATCCGGTAAACTCCTTCATTGTAATCGGTAACCTGATCGTAAGAAGTACCAACCAAGGAACCGTTCAAATACCTTTGACGCCTTAAATAGATTAAAGGTAAGTCCTCATTCAAAAATCCAATGTCATAGTAGTCGCCAACAAACAAAACCGGCTCGGTAAACATGGTTAGAAACTTCCTGGCATTGCCTAAGTACTCGCTCATAAACCCTGAATACCTGTTTTTAAAAGGTAGCTTAGAATTAACGGCATAACCTACCGTAGCTGAATCATCAGTGTAAGAACTTATATACGTTCCCAACGTGTAACCGCCTAACGTAATATCGTAGCTTTCGGCATAGGTGATATAAAACTCACAGAATGCGTTAATATCTCGTGGCATGGTAACGACTGCCGGATCATTCAGAAGTATATCAACTTTAGACTTTAAAAACTCGTTTATGTTTAATGTGATTATCGAATCAGAATCAGGAACTGCCTCGACTTCTGTAATCAATTCAACCGGCTTAATCACCGCACCGGTTCCAGTAATCCCCGCATAAATCCTGATCTTAGCGTGATAGTTTGAATAGTAATACTGAATCGTTGAAGTTCCTAACTCTAAGGAAGTTTCAGCCGCTGCGCTATATTCTAAATCAATTGTGAAAGATGTATCCGAACTGTAATCAATTATTTTATACACCCCGTCATAAGTTCCGGCTACTGTGGTAATCTTAACGTATTCAAGTTCCTGAGCGCTTCCAGTGGCTTTAATATCACCGCTTGCAGTAATCGCACAATACCCAGCAGAGTTGGTTACGGTCATGGTTCTGGCTGTGTCTACCTGATTGGTAGGCCAAAGTGTACTTTGAAGCCTGTAAACAATCGGAAGGTGTACGCTTGAAAAGTAATGTGTTGATTGTGTTTCGTAGTAAGTTATAGAAGCATCTACTACATATAATAGCGATGTATCATAAGTGAATCTTCTTAGCTTAAACGTATTAACACCTATATAAACAGCCTCCCAGAATCCATTGTAATAGCTGTAATCGGAAGTTATAAATATCTTATCACCGCTTGATAGTCCGTGACTTGTATAAGTTACTAAGGCGTCCCCTGAGCTGTTGGTAATCGTAGCTGATAGTGGCGTGGTGCTTAATACTACACCTTGTGGCCGTTGTGCAATGTTAAGCGCCATCGAATGAGTTTTTAATTGTTCTGGTAAATTTTATCCTTACTTCCTTCTTAATATCGTTAGTCATCTCTTTTACAAGTTTATCCACATCATCAGAATAAACAATACGACCGCCTTTTTTAAACGTCCTGTCCCCTTCTTTCTGAATCTTCTTAGCCAATCCCCAGGCAGCGCTTTCGGGTTTATCCATACCCCTCGCCTGTGCGTATTCAGTGAGGCTCTTAATCATTTCGCGGCTTGGTCCTTTCGTGGTTGGACCTATCCCCTGTTCAATCCGGTTTGTATAAGGACGGGCTACGATCTGAAAACGGTCTACGCCTTTATCTTCGCTTATAATAGTTTTAACGCTTTGTATTGTTTTACCACTTGCTCGGACTTGTTCTAATGCTGTCTGAACGATTCTAACGGCCACTGTTCCATATTTCTGGAAGGTGGCTAACATAGATTGGTTTGATCGGGAGAAGTGAGCGTAAAGGAAAGAATTACCCCGCTTGTATTGTCGGCCTGTTTCTTAATAAAAGGTTCGCGGGTTATTCCTGAAATGGTTACAAGTTTATAACCTGAGGCTACATCGTTGTATTTCTTAACGAGCTTTTGGGCTATCTCATCACAGGTATCAACGATGGCCTCGTATTGTTCTGGCTTTGAATCTTGGGCATCCTTACCGGCAATTCTTAAAACGATTGACCAGTTATCGAATGGCATTGAATTAACAAGATCCGTTGAAACTGTGAGCGGGTCTAACCATGCTTTTGGGTAAGTATTGGAACGATTTGAATTAAGTTCAGTAACGCGTCCATTGCCGAATTCAAGGTATGTTCCTGCCTCGTTTAGTAGTGTAACCCCTGACTCGATAAAATCCCTAACCTCACTTCTCGTCATCTCTTCTTCTTTTCGAGTATCTTATTGTACTCAGCCTCTGTATGATTTTCCCATGACAAAAATAGTAAATTATATTTAAATTCAGATACTGACCACTTTAGAAGCTCTTTTCTATTAAACGGAGTTTTCTTCTCCATGAATAGTAACGTACGGTAAAAGCCAAACGACTTAGCCAGCCTCTCATAACCAGCTTCAATCTCTTCAGCAGTGAGCTTTGACTTTGGTGCTTTAACAGCCCAGGATTGTTCAATTCTATCAATTTCAGTAACGTAAAATTTCCTATTGCCACGACCTCCTGACATGGCGCTTTCATAAAAACGTCTTTAAGTTTTTCGGCCTCTTTGTAATCGTATGGAGTGGTTGCATAGATAGCGCAAAACATTGCGTAGGCGCTGACTGTTTCAAGTTCATCCTGATTGATCTTAGCGGCTTCTAGTTTCAAATCCTCAAACCGTCCTATCTCATCGGTTTCAATATTAGCCGGCATCCGGTAACCTGAAATAGTTTCGGGTATCTTATCAACTTCGGGCTTTGTTTCAGTAAATGATAAAAGACTTATAATCTGGTAAAGGTTGTTAATTTTGGCCTTTTTAAGCGTTTCAACGTCTATTCCAGTGAATACCGAAAGCTTATCTGTAACGGTTTGACACTTAGCAAACTGAATGAATTCAGCGAATGTAACGCCTCCCCATCCGGTTGGGAGTTCCTTTTCTACTTTGACCCCGTTTAGTGTGATTGTAATTTTCATCTATGAAAGGTTAACATTGGTTGCGCTGGTTTCTCATTTAACTTGAGGCTTGCAAGGGCTAAAGAACACACACAGTCATCATGCAATCCATCTGGTGCTGAATACTTTACGCCTGTTTTAGAATACATAAACTCGAAAGATTCTAATTCATCTCTCATAATTCCGTCTAAGACATACACCTTACCTGACTGAATCGAAGAGGCTAAACCCTCCATTAGCTTTTGTTTAGACTGCGAAGTAAAAACATACTTTTCAACGCCTCCGCAAGTCTTTTGAATATCTTCAACTATTGGATCACCCACACCAGTAGAATCTATATAGGTTGGTTTTGAGCCTATTATATTTCTGATCCTTTCCTTTGTTTGTGACCAATCAGACTGCCAACGTTCAAAGGTACACACTTGACCGTTTTTATCCAATCCAGTAACGACAGTCCAGTCCACAGATTTGGCCAAGTCTATACCAAAACAAATAGGCTGGTCTTTAGAAATTGGTTTAACCTGCTTTTCAATGAACGATATGCCAAAAGGATTAGCCTGATCCTCAAGTTCTTCAGCTAAGTAAAGTTCATCGAATGCATACTTAGGCAAATCCCTTTTAGCCTGTTCAACTTCTTCTAAATCAAGTATCCCCTCCCTGATTGCATCGTAAGCGGTAACCTTGAAATACTCGTAATTAGGTTCCCCTGATCTCGCCTTAAGGCTTAGTTTATAACCCCAGTTCTTGCGGCCTTTGGCGTTACCGATGAACTTACAAGGGCCTTTGGTAGCCGTTAATGTTGATCTAAGGGCATGCCATGACTGTTCTTTAGCTCGTGTGAACTCATCAAAAACAGCCGCAAAAACATCTTCACCGTAAAGAGAATCAGGATCTTGAGCTGATTTAAAGTGAATTATTGAATCCTCAGGTGTTTGTATTGTTAGCTTAGAAAGGTTGATGTTAAAATCATTGTGTTTACAAAATCTTCTTAAACGGTTGAAAGCTATCTCTGCCTGACTATAAACAGGAGCAACCCACCAATAATTAGCACCAGGTTTAGGCGGTGCGCATGACTTTTCAAATAACCACCATAAGTGAGAGAATGTTTTACCTATCTTAGTTGATGCTGTGGTAACTGTATATCTGGCTTTTGATTCTAAAATAGCCTTTTGATATGATACCAGCTTAGGCCTTTCAATTATTATTTCACTCGGCATCTTTAAAAGTCATCTTTGTGACTTTCTTTTCAACGTCTTTTTTGTCAGCCAATCCTAAATCACGGGCAATTATGTTCGCGTTGAAGAACCCTGAAGCAGCCCCTGAAAACTTCTGATCGTAAATTATATCCATTATACGTGTAAGGATTTCGGAAAAGCCTTCATGATTGGCGTCCTTAAAATCATAGAAATATTTCGTATTACAGTCTAAATAGCGGCATAATCCCTGAATTGTAAATGGTCTTAATACTGGAAGTTCGGCTATTTCTACTGATCCTGATTCCTTAAATCCAGATACGACCTTAGCCTCTGATTTGATAAATGGGTTATCCTCACACCATTGGAAGTATTCGCATGCAGCTTCCCACATTAATTCAGGGGTTTCGAATAACTTATCCCTTCCGTGTTTGGATCTTAGCTTCCAGAACTGGTTACCTTGTGGGGCACTCATTTTTGCAATGTACGTGTAAAGTGCTTTCCTGTTCCATATCCAATAAATGCAGCCCCTGAAAGGATTACTAACTCTTTAGGGGCAATTTTAAACCGTTCGAACTTCTTCTGTTCCCGTTGGGCCGTTGTAGGGCTTAGATTGTAAGAACAAGACAAAGATAAGAAAGTTAATAAACAAACTAATCTTGCCATTTTAAACCCTGATATTTTTGGGATAAGAATCCGGCCTTTAACCTCCGGATTCTCTAATTCCTGAACCGATTTTTTGGGCTGTTCGGCTGCCGGTTGTATAGGTACCGCCATCTGGTTACGATCCATAGTG